GATCAGGAGAAGCTCAAGGACTGGACCAGTGCGGTTGCCAAGTTCAACAGCTGCCTCAACCCGAACAAGGCCGAGTTCTTCAAGATCGGCGAGCTGTGGGCACTGATGCGCCGCTTCGGCCGCCACCAGCTCTTCCTGGCCATGGCCGCAGATCTCGGTTATGAGGTCCGCCCGATTCCGACCGAGCACCGCCGGCAGGAGCTGCTGCAGCAGCTGGTCGACGTCCAGGCGCAGTGTGCAGCCGCCGTGGAGCGCGCCGCCGGCCAGCTGGAACGCCTCAACACGCCCGCGCCGGAGCCGCGCACAGGTGCCATCCATGGACAGGGTCGCGCGCAGTTCAGCACCAGCCCGAGCGATTGGAGCGCGCCCACCAGGGGCAACGCCGTCCAAAGCGTGGGCTGCCCGTAACGGGATAGGCCTGCGCAATGAGCAACAAAATCACGGAGCTCTGCTGGCCACTGCAGATGCCGCCGCCCGCTAAGGCGGTGCTGATGGCGATCGCGTGGCACGCAGACGACTTCGGCATGGCCTTCCCGGGCTTCACCACGCTGATCGAGAAGACCTGCCTGAGCAAGACAGCACTGCTCAGCGCGATCGCGTGGCTGGAAGACAACCAGGTGTTGACCATTCGTCGCGGCGGCAGTGATGCCGGCGGCACCAAGTACAGCAACCGGTACAGCCTCAACCTTGGCCGACTGGACAAGAACGCGTTCGCGTCGAAGCCGCGGCGTGCATCCAAACCGGTGCGCCAGACGGACCGGTCAGAGAGCGCCGAAGGAAATGACCAGTCCGCCACGCACACCGGTCCGGATGCCGAACCGGTCCGCGACACGGACGTGTCGGAAGAGACTGAAGGCGCCGACCGGTTCGCTGGAAACACCGGTACGCAAGAACGACCGGTACGTCTCGCGAACTCGACCGGTACGTCTGGCGGACCTGACCGGTCCGTCTCGCGTACTCAACCGGTCCGCGAGACGGACCCTAAAGGTCATGAAAGGTCAGTAAAGGTCATTGAACCGTCAAACGCGCAGGCGCGCGACGACGATGCGTTGGTGCCGCAGCTCAGCGACGACGAGGTCAAGCGCGAGCTGATGGGCATCCCCCGATTGCCGCCGGGTCTGGACCCGCAAGTCCTGGCCAGGTTCGTGCGGCACCGCCGCGTGCTGGGGAAGCCGATGACGATCAGCAGCTGGTTGGAGCTGCAGCCGCGCTTCCGACAGCTCACGGCCGACGGCCACGACCTCAACCGCTCCCTGCGCCAGACGATGGCTGCAGGCCTGGCACTGCCCGTAACACCGAAACCCGAGGGGACCGACCATGCCAACAATTCAGGCTCTGCTGCCGAACGAGTCCGACGTCGCGCAGAAGCAGACGAGCGCCGTGACGCCGCTGCAGAGGCAGACGCCGCCGCCGGCACAGCAGGCGCCTTTGACGGCCCGGGCTACGCGCACGCTGTGGGTGCGCATGGCTGAGATCTACGGCTACCGCTGGACCAGCGCCTACGGCGAGGATCCCAGCGGCGGCGCTGCCGCGACCTGGGCAAAGGGGCTTGCCGGGCTCACCGGGGAGCAGCTGGCAGCAGGCCTGGGCTCGAGCATCGCCTCGGCTGACCCGTGGCCGCCGACCCTGCCGGAATTCCGGCTGCGCTGCCTGGGCGTGCCGAGCTTCGCCGCTGTCCGCAACGACACCAGCCGCCAGGACGGCTTCACGCGCCTGGTGTGGCAGTACCTAGACGGGCATCGCTACCGCACATCGAGTGCCGACAAGGCCGATCGCCTGTTGCGGGAGGCCTACGACCAGGCGCGCGAGTACGTGATGCGCGGCGGGCAGCTGCCGGACGAGCCGGTGGCGGTCCTGGGCCAGGCCGCTGTGGCCACGCCGGTACCGGCCAGCCCTGAAGCACTCCGCCGTGCTGAGCGCGAGATCGCGGAGATCTTCGGCAAGGGATCTGCAGAGCCAGGCAACGACGACCATCCGCCGGCGACGGGCAAGATGGCAGCGGCAGGGCTGGATCGATGATCGACCAGGAGCAACTGCGCAGCTACCACCGGTCGCAGGTGCTGTATGCCCTGCAGGAGGCAAGCGAACCGATGACGGCCTCCGAAGTGCACGAAGGCATGACGACCTTGGCGCTGGCCATGGGCCACCCTCGGGAATGCGCGGCGATCACCCCAGCTGCTGTGGCCGGGATTCTGCGCGGCATGCTCGGCGAGCAACTGGTCACCCAAGGTGGCGACAGGACAAATCGTCGTTACGGGCGTGCCGAGCCGACCTGGTCGATCGCTGCTGGCCATGCGCGGGTCCTGCAGCCGTCGGCCCCGGGCAGGAGCACGGCCGCGATGGCTGCCGCATCACCGATGGCGGGGCAGGGCACACAGCTTCGCCAGATCACCATTGATCAGCGCCTGGCATTCCTGCAGGCCGAGTGCGCCGCGCTGCTGGCGGACGTGACAAAGGAACATGCGGCGTTCGAGCTCCGGGTTCGAAACCAGCTGGAGGCGTTCGAAGCGCGCGCTGCACGGTTGCTCGGTCTACCGCAGGACGATGGCCAATGAGCAACCGCGGGCTCCGCTACAACCGAATTGAGGACATGCCGCAGGGCATGCAGCAGCTGGTGCACAAAGCTGGCCAGGCCGCGCCCGCGCGTCCGCCAGCCGAGCACCAGGTGCGTGCACCGACGGAGAAGCGGCCGAAGTACGGCAATGTGATCACCACGGTGGACGGGATCCGCTTCGACTCGAAGCGCGAGGCCCGCTACTACGAGCAGCTGAAACTGCGCCAGCAGGCCGGCGAGGTGCACTTCTGGCTGCGCCAGGTACCGATCCACCTACCCGGCGGCACCAGGTATGTCCTGGACTTCCTGGTGTTCCTGCGCGACGGGCATGTCGACTTCGTCGACGTGAAGGGCCGGGAGACGAAGGAATTCCGCATCAAGAAGCGCGAAGTTGAGCACCACTACCCGATCAAGGTGTTGCTGGCATGAGCGGCTGGAGATCCAGTGGCCGCGTAGGCGGTACCGGCGTCGACCTCAGTGCGGTGGCCACCACCGACCTGCTGCGGGAGATCGAACGGCGCTGCTCGGCGGGTGGCCCCCCCGCGGTCGACCGCCCTGCGAAGGACCGGCCATTCGCGACCAAGGCGCTCTGGGCCGAGGACAAGGTCAACCAGGCACGTGCCCGGCTTGCCGAGCTCCGCGCGCTGCCGGTACCGACCTGCGAGGCCGAGCGCGCCGCCCGCTCCGCCCAGGACTCGCAACTGGTCGCCGACGTCGTCAAGTACGACGGCATGGCCAAGGCATTCAAGAGGAAGGGCCAATGAAACCTGCGGAGCTCAAGGCGAGGTACCCGACCGAAGCTGCCCTGTGTACGTGCCTGATCGACTGCCTGACCGCGACTGACGGCTGGGAGATCTACCCCGAGACGGCCGGCTTCGACATCCTCGCTGTGTGGAAGGCGACCGGGCACCAGCTCGGCATCGAGGCGAAGCTGCAGCTCAACGCCAAGGTGGCCGACCAGATCCTGCCGGCGCACTGGAGCAACGCCGACCAGCGGGGCCCGGACTTCAGGGCTGTGCTGGTTCCCTGTACGACGGCAGCAAACTACGGCATTGCGCGCATGCTCGATGCGCTGGGTGTGCAGGTCCTGGTGCCGGACAGCTGCATCGGCCGGTGGAAGATGGAGCCCGGGCAGCAGATCCAGCGCGAGGTGCATCGGCATGGCCTGCACCAGGCCGCCCCTTGGGACCGCGCATCCGGCGATCTCCGCGAGTGGGGGCCCACGGCATGGTTCGACTGGAACCCCACCAAGCGCTGTGAGCTGCCTGAATTTGTGCCGAAAGTGGCCGCAGGTGTACCGGCGCCGCTGCAGTTGACGCCCTGGAAGGTCGGCGCGCTGAAGGTGCTGGCAGATCTCGAGCTCGATGGCTTCACAACGGCGAAGGGCGTCCGGGCCCATGGCGTGGATCCGCGCCGCTTCTGTGCGACCGACGGATGGCTGAAGCAACTGGGCGGCGGGAAATGGGCCCGCGGAACCCTCCCTGCTTTTGAGGGCCAGCACCCCGAGGCCTATGCCCAGGTGCTGGCCCAGGCGCGCGCCGCGCGCGCTGCAGCGGATCCCAAGAAGACCCTGGAACAGACGCCATGAACGAAACTGCAGTCGGTACCACCGCGCTCGCTGCCGCGCGCGAGCTTGAATTGGCGTTCCTCAAGGGGAAGAAGATCCCGTCCTGCGCCAACTGCAACGGCAAGGCGAGGGTGTGCTGGCCAGGTCGCGAGTCGCAGCTCGTGCAGCTCCAGTGCTGGCACTGTGGGCCGCGCGGAGCCATCTTCGACAGCAGCGCACCGGTCCAGTGCGGCCGCTGTGGTGCCGCCCCGACCGGCCTGTTTCCGCGCGGCGCACAGATTCAGTGCTGCAGCTGCGGTGCATCCTCAGCCGTGTTCGTTTGCCAGGATCCTGCAGGTGCTCTGGCGGCGGCACTGGATGCCTGGTGCCGCCGTGCACCGGTTCTTCCGCCGGCGGCGGACGACAGTGCAGGCCAGCGGCGCCGCGGCGCAGCCCCGGATGGATTCGATGACGAGGGCAAGGGCGATGTCCTGGAGCTGCTGTCGCGCCTGCTGGTTGGCGGGAGCTACCGCATGCCAGTGGAGGGGCGCAGCACCTTGGCGCCGCTCGGCAGCAGCGACATCGCCGGCGCGGTCGGCTACATGCGCAACCCGCTGGAGAAGCACACCGCGCTGGCTGTAGCGACGCGGATGGGCCCCGCTGCGATCGCAAGGCTCTCCCTCGCTGCCTACCGCCAGGTGGCCAAGGACGTCCGCGCAATGCGGCCGCGGCCGCTGGACCTCGGTAACCCCGCCGATCGCTGGCGCCTTCGCCTGGTGATCTACGACGCGGCGCACGAGCTGGTGTGGCCGGAGCGGCGCCAGCCGTTCGCTGGCCTGGCCAAGTCCGCCAAGATGCGCAAGGGCAACTACATCAAGGCGCACAAGTGCGCCAGTTCCGTCCTGCAGGAGGCGCTGCACGGAGGCAGGCAGGGTTTTCGGCGCGCATTGTGGTAGGTGATCTGCGGAGCCACCTCACTCCTGCAGAGTCAGCTCCGCAGCGCAGGTTTCATGCAGCTTCAGCAGGTCCTTGCCTAAAGCGTCATTGAGTTGGCGGAACCGAATGACCAATGATTGGCGAAGATCTCCATCCATCGTGCCTTCCAGAAGCTGGGGCGCGATGATCGCGAGCTGAGCAGTAACTTGACCTATGGCGTTGGCTTCCTGATATGCCGGTTCTGAGAAGAGGTATCTGAACTTTCGCGCCCCGCGTTGGATCCTAAGGGCTCGCTCATGGGTCACCTTGTCGCTGAGCATCTCAATGACGGCATCCTCGACTTCCGCCAGTGCTCCCATGCGCTTGTCAAATAAGTCGGCTTTCAGCTTCTTCTTAGCAGTAGCAGCCTGCTGCCGTGCGGTAAGCCATTGTCGGAGCGCTACATAGCCGACCGCAGCAGCCAAAGCCAACTGACCCATGGCTGTAAACAGGCGCAGTTCCAAGTCTGTCATTCCCCAGACGGTCTCAATCATTGCGACACCCTCCCTTTATTGGCCAGGATTGTCGCATCTGTTAAGGTTTGTTAGGGCCATTTCGGCCCGTACAAGGAGTGGTAATGACAGGACAAGGGTTTACCGTGGCAGGGCATATGGTTACAGCCGAAGAGGCGTTGCGTCTCGCCGCAGCCATGGCGAATATGGACCTTAACTCACGTGGTGCGGTAGTCCGTGGCTGCGCCGCTTGGGAATATGCCTTGCGACTGAGCGTCAATGGTGCGCCCGCAGTCGAGCAAAGGGTCAAAGTGTGGCAGGCCAAGAGCGACGGAAAAGGGTATCGCTTCGCTCGCAGCGTGCTGGTCGATGCCCCGGGGATGACCGACCGTGACACTGGCGATGGTCAGGCTGATCTGGTTATTGATGCCCTTGTGGAATCCGTGCGAAAGACATTGGACCCAATCCAGAGCGCGCTGGATGGAGGAGTTCCTTACAACCCTGCCTGGCTTCAGGACAACCCCTCCTATCACCTCTCGCCCAGCGCCGATGGCTAATCGAGAAGCTGATCGAGAAAGGGCGAAACGTTCACCAAGCTGACCTCAGTTGTTTCCTCATGAGGAAGATTTCTTCCTCATGAGGAACCGCAGTTGCCTCGGGAACCGAAAGTAGGTTTGAATTCCTACAGTGGGCGTTCTTATGAGCGCCTCAATTCAAAGGCCGTTGATTGACCAGGACGTGGGAGTCCGCTGGTCGATCAGCGGCCTTCTTGTTTGCGGGGTAGAGCAGTCCGGCAGCTCGCGTGGCTCATAACCACGAGGTCGGTGGTTCGAATCCACCTCCCGCTACCAAACGGCCGGTAGTCATGGCCACCACTCAAGCCAGCACATAGGCCGTCGTGAGACGCGCCGCTGGTGTCCGCGCGACCTTGCAGCCGCGGTAGTGGTGGGCCATGCCGGCCTCCTTTCATTGGGGGAACCGCGGTGAGCATCAAAGAGCAGATCACAACGGACCTGGCGGTCGCAGGTTCGAAGATCGGAGCGGTCGTGAGCGTCACCGCCGCGACGTACTCGCCGGGCTACACCCTGAGCGACTGGGCCCTGATCGGCACAATCATCTTCACCACGGTGCAGACGTTCACCGTCATGGTGAAGAACTGGGGTGACTGGTCGGCCTGGTGGACCGCGCGCATGGGTACCGCAAGGCGATTCTGGGCGTGGATCCGCCGCCGTGGCTGACACCAAGCTCAGCACCAAGCAACGCGTCGGCTTCGCCGCCGCGCCGCTGGCGCTGATCGGAGCGCTCGTCGCTGCCCTGGGCACGAACGACTCGGCGCACGAAGGTCGCCGCTATACGCCGTACTACGACTCTGCCGGCATCCTGACTGTCTGCGCCGGCATCACGGGACCGGCGGTAGTGAAGGGCAAGCGGTACACCGACGAAGAGTGCACCAGGCTGGAGACGGCCTACGTGCGCACCATGCTCGGCCACATGGGGCAGTGCGTTCGCGGCGAGTTCGAGTTCCATGAGATCAAGGCCTGGGGCCACTTCGCGTACAACATCGGCACCCCGGCCTTCTGCGCCAGCACCGCGGCGAAGCGGCTCAACGCCGGCGAGCGCCAGGCTGCATGCACCGAGATGTGGAAGTGGCGGTACGTCACGATCGGCGGCGCAAAGCGTGACTGCGCGCTGCCGCAGTGGAGATCGAAGTGCGGCGGCATCATCGATCGTCGGCAGTGGGAAATGGCCACCTGCCAAGGCCGCCTGCAGTGATCACCAGGTCGGCGATCAGTGCCTGGTGGGCTGCCTGGAAGTGGGTTGCCATCCTGGCCGGCTTGCTGAGCCTGTCGCTCTGGGTCAACGTCAGGCAGTACGGCGATCGCCGTGAGGCTGTAGCTGCAGCCCGGGCCGCCGCCCTCGAAGACACGCTGAAGGTGACGGCGGGGATCGCGCGCCAGGCTCAGACCGACAGCGCCGAGCTGCTGCAGCGGCTTGAGGCGATCGCTGCACGCGGCGAGCGAACCAGAACCATCTACCGAGCAGCAGCTGCAGCGCAGCCGCTGCCAGCTAATTGCGCCCCGGGTCAGGCCCGGGTCAACGCCATCAACCAGGCCCTCGGGCCGACCAGCAGGACCGCGAAGTGACCCAGAAGCCCTCGATCGGACGGATCGTCCACTACACCCTGAGCGACACCGACGCGCTGCGCATCAATGCGCGCCGCACCGATGGCCCGGCGATTCAGGAGCGCCTGCTCGACAACACCTGGCCGGTGGGTGCCCAGGCGCACGTCGGCAACAGGGCCGCTGCCGGCGACGTGGTGCCCGCCCTGGTCGTGGCGGTCCAGCCGAACGGCCAGGTCAACGCCCAGGTGTTCCTGGACGGCAATGACGTGCTGTGGGTCACCAGCCGCGACGAGGCCAGCGAAGAATCTGGCAGCCACCCCGGCCGCTGGCACTGGCCGCGGCGCTGACGCCATGAGCCTGCGCCAGGCTCTCCCGATCGCGGCACTGGTGCTGCTGGCCGGCTGCACGCAGCACCTGCAGCGTATGCCGGCCCAATGCGACGCGATGTGCTTCCGCCCGTGCGTCGATGCCGGCGAAGACACCGGCGTGCGTGTAACGGCCGATCCTGCTACCGCGGACGCCTGGGACAACATCGGCGGAGACGTGGTCGGCCAGCTGGCCGACAAGCTCCGCACCTGCGACGTGCGACGGAAGGCCTGCGAACAGTGCCTGCGCCGGCTCGACGCCAAGAACGTAATCCAGCTTTGAGCGCCATCCCGGCGCCATAGGAGAGCAACATGCAGAACCAGCAGGCCGGCACAACCCCACTGGCGGGTCCGCAGACCCCCCTCGAATCGGCCGTGAAGGACCTGGCGTGCACGCAGGTGGACCTGCAGCTCGCTGTCGAGCAGCTGGCGCGGCGTCTTGCGCCAGTGCTGGCGGCAAGCAAGCCGGACGCGGCACCGTCGACGGGCCGGGCACTCGGTGCCTCGCCGTTGCTCGAAGACCTCTTCCAGCGGCGGGACGCTGCGGCGGCCACCCTGGACATCATCAACGAGCTGCACGCTCAGCTGACCCTGTGAGCCGGACGCCCGCCAGCTTCAGCCTCACGGTCGTGCGCGGCGCGACGTGGGAGGACGACTTCACCTACACCAACCCGGATGGGAGCCCGTTCGACCTGACCGGCTACCAGGCGCGGATGCAGGTGCGGACGCTGGCGGGCCAGTTCGGGCTGACCGAGGCCGACACCCTGGTCATGGAGCTCAGTACCGCGGACGGTTCGCTGGTCATCGCCGATCCGTTGGACGGGATGGTCTCGATCACCGTGCCAGCGGTGGCCACCGAGGTGCTGAACCCGGCGAACGCACGCAAGGTGAAGCACTGCTACAGCCTGGAGCTGTTCAAACCGGCAGGCGCGGATCCGGAGTACGTGATCCCGCTGGTGGCCGGCAAGGTCACTGTCCAGGGCGAGACGACACGCTGATGCCTGTGATTCGAGCCAGCGAGGGCGCGGCCCGCGTGATCGTGGTCGAGCGCCGCGGTGCCGTCGCCATCCGCGATCCCCGAACGCCGATCGTCGCGACCGCCCGGCCGACTCAGGTCGAGGCAATCCAGGCAGACACGCGGACGGTCGAGGTTGCAGCGCGCGGCGCGCAGGGCCCGGCGGGTCCGGCCGGTCGAGACGGTACCTCGCCAGAAGCGACGTACCCGGTCGGTGAGCCGATCCATGGTCACCGCGTGGTCCGCCTGGAAAGCGGCAAGGCCTATCACCCGGACACGGCGGTGCTGGAACACGCGCAGGCCTGCATCGGCATCGCACTGCAGTCGGCCAACACCGGCGAGGTCGCGGTGCGCCTGGCCGGCACGATCGAGGAAGCCAGCTGGACCTGGCGCGACGGCGCGGTGTGGTGCGGCGCCGACGGCGCGCTCACGCAAGCCCCAGGCACCACCGGCTGGTTGTTGTGCGTTGGCCGCGCGCTCAACGCCACCACCCTGATGATCGACTTCGACTCACCCATTGCGCGGATCTGAACCCATGGCCGACAAGACCCTGCAGCTCAAGAACAACATCACCACCGAGGTCGAAGGCGTCACCGCGTCAACTGGTGCCGCCGATGCCGGCAAGATCGCGGCCCTGGGCCCGGATGGCCGCTTCGACGACTCACTGCTGCCGGCTGGCATTGGCGCCGACACCAAGATCTACCCGGCCAGCGAGGTGCTGGCCGCCGGCGACTACGTGAACATCTGGGACGACGCCGGCACGGCTAAGGTGCGCAAGGCCGATGCCAGCGCTGCGAACGCAGGCAAGCGCGCCCATGGTTTCGTGCGCGCCGGCGTCGGCACCATCGGCAGCGACGCGACCGTGTACTTCGAAGGGCCGAACAGCTCGCTTTCCGGTCTGTCGCCCGGGGCGACCTACGTGCTGAGCCACACCACACCGGGTGGTGTTGTGCCGCTGGCATCGGGCACCACCACCGCCGGCCACATCCTGCAGATCCTGGGCGTGGCCACCGACGTGGGCGAGATCAACGCCGAGATCGGCAACCCGGTGGTCAGGGCCTGATATGGCAGCGCGCCGTCCGCTTGTGCTGGATGCGAGCAATCGGACCAGGGAGCTGCCGGTCGACGACATGTTGATCGGCGTTCCGCTGCAGGTCGCGGTCGGGCTCCGGGCTGGTGGGGCGTTCAACGTCGCCCTGACCTCGACCTACGCAATGACCATCGGGCTGCGCACGGGCGGCACGTTCAACGTACAAGCGACGGCCTAATGGCGCTCCGGACCCCGTTGATCCTCAACCAGTCGTCGGCTCGTATTGAAGAGTTGGCGGTGGCCGATTCGATCCCCGGCGCCCTGATCGACGGACTGTTTGGTCGAAATATCATCATCAATGGCGACTTTCGATTCTGGCAGCGCGGCCAGTCATTCGATGCCATTGCTTACGCCACCTACACGGCGGATCGGTTCCTCCCAGTTATGGTAAATGACACGGTCACCGTGAACCGCGCAGAGCACCCGCCGGGCGACGTGCCAAACGTGTTCAACTCGCGCTATTTCATGCGTTGCGGTATCGGGCAGGTGGCTGGCAACAATAGCCTTGCAACGCTTCAGTACCGCGTCGAAAACGGGCATCGGCTTCTCTCCGGCAAGACCATCACCGTCAGTATGCTGGTGCGCGCGTCGTCGGCGACCAAACTCGGCATGGAGATTGAAATCACTTATGGAACCGGCGGCTCCCCATCTCCGTCCATTTACGGGAATAGCCAGCTTGTCACAGGCATCACTGGCGGCTGGCAGCTGATTACTCGCACTTTCACTATTGCCAGCTCCGAAGGTAAAACTTTTGGGACTTCGACTGATGGCTATCTGTCGTTGATCCTGTGGATGGACGCTGGAAGTGATTGGAACTCCCGCAGTGCCGGGGTAGGTCGTCAAACGGGCGAGTTTCAGTTCTCCAACATCCAGATCGAGTCTGGAAATGGTGCTACACCTTTTGAGCAACGACCTGATTCGCTGGAACTTTTGCTGTGCCAGCAGTATTACGAGAAGAGCTACAACCTTTCTGTAGTTCCTGGGACGGCAACCAACGAAGGACGCCGATCTGTTTCGCTAGGAGCAGCTCCTTCTAGTTTCACCTTTATCGGGCAGGCTTTCGCCGTCCGTAAGCGCGGTATTCCATCCATAACGGTTTATCCTGCCCCGGGCCCAGGACCTAGCGGCGCCGGGAACGTTGCACAAGACGACGGCTCGCTCCGCCCGGTTACGGTGCAGAATATCGGTTCGAGCGGATTCGAGATGACGTGGAGTAATAGTCCAGGACGCTACGGAGGCTGGTTCCACTGGGTGGCAGACGCGGAGATTTGACATGTACCGGCTGACCAAAGACCCCGATATACTGCTTTGCATCGAAACCGGCGCTTTTATCCCGCGCGACCATTACCTGTGGCCGACCAAGTGGCTGGAATCGAACACGCCGTTGCCGGTCCCGCCGCCCTACGAGCTGCATTCGCCCGAGCACTACCGCGTTATTCGCGCTGCTGCCTGGGACTGGATGGCAGCGGAGGTGCATGAGCGCGGTTACGACAGCATCGAGACGTGCGTTGGCTACTACAACAGCAGCGTGGATCGGTACCGCCTTGAAGCGCGCGCGATGGTGGCGTGGCGCGATGCCGTGAATCAGGCGCTGGAGGCCTTGGTCAAGGCCCCGCCGGCCGGTGTCGAGACGTGGGAGCAGGTTCTGGTGCTGCTGCCGCAACCCTCCCAGTTCAACTGGCCGTCAAGAGTCGAATTCCCGCTCGGGGTAGGTGACGGCCCCGCAGTGCAACTTTGATCCAATCTGAGAGGAACCCAGCCAGTGGCCGGAAAGATTGACCCGGCGACGGGGCTGCAGGACCAGCAACGGCGCTTCGCGGACGAGTACCTGGTCGATTTCAATGGCACCGCGGCCTACATGCGCGCCGGCTACAAGGCCACCGGTGCCGCGGCCAGCGCCGCCGCCGCGAGGCTGCTGGCCAACCCCAAGGTGCAGGCCTACCTGGCCAGCAGGAAGGAAGAGCTGCTGCTGTCGCAGCGGGTCGATCAGGAAGCGGTGCTTGCCCGGCTGGCCTTCATGGCGCTGGGTGACATCCGCACCCTGTTCGATCAGCACGGCAACCTGAAGCCGATGAGCGAGCTCACGGCGGAAGAGGCCAGCCTGGTCCAGGGTGTGGAGGTGTTCGAAGAGTGGGAGGGGCGGGGAGACGAGCGGCGCGCCGTCGGCCTGACCAAGAAGATCAAGCTGGTCAGCCGCCTCGATGCGGTCAAGACCTTGGGTACGCACTTCGGCATGTTCGCAAAGAAGGTCGAGCACACCGGCAAGAACGGTGGTCCGATCGAGAGCCAGACGCGGATCCTGGGCGACGTGATGGACCTCATCGACGGGTCCGACACCGGCCCCGGGCCGGCGACCTCGCGGAGCAAGTAAGCCGTGGAGGAACTGAGCGACCAGGATGCCAGCCGAATCATCGAGAAGCTGGGTGATCGGTGGTGGCGGCTGAACAACCTGTACTACATCACCGACAAGTTCGGTCGACGGGTGCAGTTCAAGCTGAATGAGGTGCAGGCCGATCTCGACGACAACCTGCACACGTTGAACCTGGCGCTGAAGTCGCGCCAGCATGGCATCACGACTTGGGCCTGCATCCGCGCCCTGGACATGGCGCTGTTCAAGAAGAACACCAAGGCCGGCGTGGTGGCCCACACCGCCGGCGACGCCGCGAAGTTCTTCCGCAGCAAGGTGCTGTACGCCTACGACAACCTGCCGGACTGGCTGAAGAAGATCCGGCCGGCAGTCCGGCGCGACATGCGCGACGGCGTCCTGGAGCTGGCCAATGGCTCCAGCATTGAGGTCTCGGTGTCCCACCGCGGCGGCACGCTGACGTTCCTGCATATCTCCGAGTACGGCCCGATGTGCGCCATGTACCCGGAGCGCGCAGGGGAGGTGGCCTCCGGCGCGCTGAATGCGATCGCCTCCGGCAACATCGTGGTGATCGAGTCGACCGCCTATGGCGCCGCCGGCGACTTCTACGAGCGCTGCCAGACGGCGATCGAGCTGGACCGGCAGATCCGCGCCGGCACCGCCAAGCTGACGGCGATGGATTACCGCTTCCACTTCTATCCGTGGTTCCGGGATCCGATCAACGAGCTCGACCCGGACGGCGTCACCTTGACCGCCGAGGACGAGGCCTACTTCGCCAAGGTCGAGGCGGAGATGAACTACACGCTGCGGCCCGAGCAGAAGGCCTGGTACGTTAAGAAGGCGGCCGAGCAGCGCGACAAGATGAAGCGGGAACACCCCAGCACGCCGGAAGAGGCATTCCAGGCGAGCACGGAAGGTGCCTACTACGGCAAGGAAATGGCCGCCGCCGACAGCAGCGGGCGGATTACCGATCTACCGATCAACCCGCAGGTGCCCATCCACACGTTCTGGGACATCGGGCGCAGCGACGCGACGAGCATCTGGTTCATGCAGGAGAACGGCCCTTGGCTGGACTTCGTCGACTTCTACGAGAACTCCGGCTTCGGCGTGGCGCACTACGCCAAGGTGCTGAAGGAGCGCGGCTACCTGTACGGCAAGCACCACTGGCCGCACGACGGTGCCAATGAGGACTGGTCCGCCAACGAGAACAGGGTGCAGGTGGCCGGCAAGCTGGGGATCAAGCCGATTGTTGTGGTGCCCCGGATCAACGACATCACCGAGGGCATCGACATGGTGCGCAACATGCTGCCGCGCTGCCGGTTCGACAGGGTCCGGTGCGGCCCACCCAAGGCAGGCGAGGGCCGCGGAGGGCTGGAAGCCCTGCGGCGGTACACCAAGGTCTGGAACGAGAAGACCGAAACGTATTCCGACCTCCCATTCCACAACTGGGCCAGCAATCCTGCCGACGCGTTCCGGCAGGCGGCCCAGGGCTATGTCAGCAGCAGCGGCCGTCGCGTCGGCGAGTCGCGCGGCACGGCCAACGACAACTGGAGAACTGCATGAGCGTTTCCCCCCGCGAGCGGAACCAACCCACCACGGTCGAGCTGGTCGACCTGCTGTCGATGCTGGTGGCCGCCGCTGATGAAGGGCAACTGGTAAGCGTCGCTTTCATGTTGCGGTCGCCGGAGGGCGACACGATGGTGGACTATCGCGGCAGCCAAGAGCTGAGCGAGCTCACCGCTCGCACTGTCCTGCAGCGCATTGCCCAGGACGTCGCCGGCACCCATCCGGCGATCGCCGCGCAGATCACCTCCGACCTGGCCAGGAAGGCGAACTGACGTGGAAGACCGTGACGTCGAGCAGCTGGCCATCCACCTGCAGCAGGCCCGCGCCTACGCGCGGTACCTGCCAGGGGGCGAGAACCACGGCAGCCTGGTCGAGGACCACGTCCTGTCGCCGGACCAGGCCGCCGCGGCGGTAGTGGAAGAGCTGGACGCAGCCCTGGAGCTGCTGGGAGCAGAAGCATGAGCGCCGAGGTCGAGCTCGCCCCTGATGGCTTCGTATGGTGTGGCAAGAAGGGGGACCTCACCCTCTACCTGACCCACATCGTGCGCGATGGTGACGACGACGCGGCCCTGTATATCCGGAACGAAAACCGCCGCGTCGAGGGTGTGAACCCCGTGACCGGGATGATCGCCTATGGCAGCCCGGCCTACGTGGTTCCGTTCCGGGACTTCTGGATCTTCCGCCCGGAGGACAGGGATCGGGGCCGGCACCACCACATCGGCGACATGGTCGCTCGCCTGCAGAACGCCTCGGTCGCGCTCTATGGCCTGGACGTGCCGGCCTACCGCCACCGCATCCACGACGCCATCCTCGAATTCTGCGAGGACGTGAAGAACCTGCGGCCGCCGGCGGAGCAGACTCGGGAGCAGTGGCTCGGTGAGATGGCCCGTATGGGGATCCAGATCAAGATCAACGGGCAGAAGGTGAACTGATGCAGACGATCGAGAACTTGCGCAGCGAGCCGGCCTACGACCCCGGTGCTGCAGACGTGGCCACCGCGGCGCCGCCGGACGTGGCGGCCCATCCGCTCGACAGCCTGGAGAATCGGCGCCTCCACGCGAAGGTACTGGACTACTGGTACACGGCCCTCGATGCGTTCTACGACAACCGCATCGAGCAGATGCTCGACTACGACTTCTATGACCACATCCAGTGGTCGGAGGAAGACCGCGCTGTCCTGGCGGCCCGGCACCAGGCGCCGCTGACCTACAACAAGATCAAGATGGCCATCGACTGGGTCATCGGCACGGAGCGACGCACCCGCATCGATGGCGTGGTGCACCCCCGCGCCGAGGACGACGTCGATATTGCCGCGGTGAAGTCGGAGCTGATGAAGTACCTCAGCGACACCAACCGCGTGCCCTGGGCGCGTAGCCAGGCCTTCAAGGACGCCGCGATCGCCGGGTGCGGCTGGACCGAGGAATCGATCCGGACCGACCGCGCGGACGAGCCGGTGATGGTGGGCCACATTCCCTGGCGGCAGATGCGTCGGGATCCAGTCAGCCGGGCGCTGGATCTGAGCGACTGTCGTTTCCTGCTGCGCGAGAAGTTCGCGGACCTGGACTACGCCGAGGCAATGTTCCCGGACCGCATTGAACTGGTGAACCGGGCAGCTCAGGACCACTACGACGGCGACAATGGCGCGTTCGACGAAGAGCTTGATCTGCCGCAGGTCTTCCGCCGCTACGACAGCCGCGGCCATACCGTGACCGGCCGGCGCATCACTGGCAGGGCCTCGCTGGATAGCCGGTGTCGCCTGCGGGTCCGTCTGATCGAGTGCTGGTTCAAACGCCCGGTCGCGCACAAGCGGCTGTGGGGCGGCGAGTTCCGGGGCGATCGCTTCGACCCGAACAACCCCGAGCACCAGGCAGCGTTGGCAGCGATGAAGAGCCAGGCCGCGCCGGTCTACTCTCTGTCCGATGCGGTTGTCGAGGAAATGTGGTGTGCGATCTTCACCGAAGGGGGCCTACTGCAGCTCAAACGCAGCCCGTTCCGGCACGGTCGCTTCCCCTACACCCCGTACTGGTGCTACCGCCGCAACCGCGATGGCATGGAGTACGGCTTGGTCCGCGGCGTGCGCGACTCGCAGGAAGACCTGAACAAGCGCATGAGCAAGCTTCTCTGGGCGCTGAGCACGAATCAGCTGTTCTATGAGGAAGGCGCCATCGACGAGGACCGCATCGAGGAAGTGAAGCGCGAAATCGCCAAGCCCAACGGCGTGATCCCGCTGAAGAACAATGGACTGGACAGGATCAAGGTCGAGCGCAACCTCGATGTGGCCGAGGCTCAGATCAAGCTGCTGGAACTGGATGCGGCGCATATCCACGACGGCTCCGGTGTGAACCGGGAACTGCTGGGCCGTGAGACCAACGCGGCCAGTGGCCGGGCGATCCTGGCCAAGCAGCAGGAAGGTGCCGTGAGCACCGCGGAGCTGTTCGACAACTACCGTCTGGGCATCCAGCTCAGCGGCGAAAAGCAGCTGTCCCTCACCGAGCAATACATGACTGAGGAACGGCAGTTCCGGATCGTCGGGGAGCGCAAGGGGCTGGACTGGCGGGTGATCAACCAGCTGCGCCTGGACACGCTCAACAACGTCTGGGTGGTGGACAACGACATCAGTCGCAACCAGGCCGACTTCATCGTCGACCAGCAGGACTTCCGCGAATCCATGCGCCAGGCCTTCGCCGAGCAGTTCTTCGACATGCTGGGCAAGCTGCCACCGGAGATGTCCATCCAGCTGCTGGACTTGGCCTTCGACATGATCGATATGCCGGGCAAGGACGAGGTGGTGCAGCGCATCCGCAAGATCACCGGCCAGTCGGACAACGACCAGGACGTCGACAGCCCCGAGGCGCAGGCGCGTCAGCAGCAGGAAGCCCAGGACCGCGAGGTGGCCCTGCGCGAGCGCATGGCCAAAGTCGGACTGGACGAGGCCAAGCGCGAAGAGATCATGGCGAAGGCCAAGGCTTTGCAGATCAAGACCAAGGGTGACGCGCTCAACGTTGCCGAACTGATCGAGATCCTGCTCCCCCTCGCTCCGGCGGCCGACCGCCTCCTGAGCACCCAACAGACCCCCGAGGAAACCGCTCATGCAGCAGCCTGACAACGCGGGCCAGCAGTCGCTGGCCGCGAACGAACTGGAAATGACCGAGGGCGAGCGTGCGGCGCTGGCCAGTGCTGACGGTGCCGCCGGCGGCGATGCCCCCGCGGCAACCGCCACCACCGATGCGCCGGCCACCGCCACCGCGAGCGCCACGCCGGTGGCCGAAGGCTCAGCTGCCCCAGCACCGCCCGCTGCAGCGGGCGGTGCGGCTCAGCCTGATGCCGCGGCCACTGCTGCTGCGGCAGTCGCTGCGGAAGTGGCGACCCCTGCAGCGCCGGCTGCGCCCGAGCCGCCGCCGGCCACGCCGTTCGTGCCGACCTATGCCGCCGACGAACGTGACTATGGCAAGGAAATCGGCGACATCAACGGCAAGCTGCAGGCCCTGAAGGAGAAGTACAAGGCCGGCGACGTGGAGGATGAGGCCTACGAGCAGCAGTACGAGGATCTGCGCGACGAGCGCAGCCGCGTCGAGCGCGCCCAGGACATCGCCGCCCTGCAGCAGCAGCTCAGTCAGCAGAATGCCGACCAGTCCTGGGCGTACCTGCAGCGCCAGTTCCTGTCCCGCCCGGAGAATGCCGCGATCGCCGCAAGCCCGATCCGCTTCGCCGCGTGGGAGCAGGCGATGCAGTCGGTGGTCAACGACGCCGCAGCTTCTGGTCGCCAGCTCACCGACTGGGACATCCTGGCTGGTGCGCGCGATCTGCTGGTGACCGAGGGCCTGCTGCAGGCTTCCACTGCCGCGACCGCCCCGCCGGTGGCGCAGGCGCCGGCAAAGCCGGACCGCAGCGCACCGCTGGCCGATGTGCCGGCCACGCTGAGCACCGTGCCCGCGGCGGCTGACCCGACCTCCCGATCGACCGCCGATGCTGCTGCTGGCATGGACAACATCGAGGACATCGAGTCGTTCCTGGCCGGAAAGTCGGAGAGTGAGCGCGATCGCATCCTGCGTGATGTGCCGGGCTCCTTCGTGGCGGACAACTGAGCCCCATGCCCAAGCTGCACACCACCCTGGAGCCTGGCGACGTGGTCCTGATCCCGTCGGGGTCAGGCGCGTCGATCACCTTCACCGAGAAGAGCGGCAAGCGCTCGCGCGTGATCATCGAATCCAACACCCCGGTGACCATCACCCGAGCCGGTGAGCAGCAACCTACTGGCGGCGTGCTGCAGCGCGTGGCGCGCCGGCCTACGCCCACTACGGGCTGAACATCCTCAAAACCTGCGCAGTAGTGCGGGTCAACGACAGAGGCGCAGAAGTGCCGTGATCTCCCTGGAGAAGCAACATGGCACAGACGATCGTGGGTCTGAACGACCCCAAGGCCCGGAAGCTGTGGTCTGCGGACCTCATGGTTTCGGTATCCAAACAGTCCTACTGGACGCGCAAGATGATGGGCAAGGGGTCGGAGACCTCGATGCCGGTCATGCTGCAGACCGACCTGGAACAGGAAGCGGGCGACACCATCAGCTACGACCTGTCCGTGCAGCTGTCCGGTGGCGTCATCGAAGGCGACCAGAAGGCCGAGGGCAAGGGCGAGAAGCTCGACTTCTTCACCGACAAGGTCTTCATCGACCAGGCCCGTAAGCCGGTCAGCTGCGGTGGTCGTATGAGCCGCAAGCGCACCGTCCACGACCTGCGCAAGGTCGGCCGCAACCGCCTGACCGAATTCTGGGCGCGCTTCTACGACGAGCTCTTCTTCATGTACGGCTCGGGCGCCCGCGGCATCAACGAGGATTACAACGTCCCGCTGAACTACGCCGGTCGCGCAGGCAACCCGTTCGAGACGCCTGACAGCTCGCACATCTTGTTCGGCGACGGCGCCAGCAAGGCATCGCTGACCGCGGCCGGCAAGATGAGCCGTGTCCTGATCGAGCGCGCCAACACCAAGGCCGCTTCGCAGGGCGGCGGCTCGACCCAGGTGGCGGAGATCCAGCCGATCACCATTGCCGGCGGCGAGCACTTCGTCACCGTCATGCACCCGTTCCAGGCGCATGACCTGAAGACCTCCACGGATCCGGGCAACTGGCTGGACATCCAGAAGGCGGCTGCAGCTGCCGAAGGTGCCAGCAACCCGATCTTCAAGGACAACCTGGGCATGATCGGCAACACGATCCTGCACAAGCACAAGTCCGTGGTGCGCTTCGGGGACTACGGCGCCGGTGGCAACGTTGCAGCGGCTCGCGCGCTGTATCTGGGCCGTCAGGCCCTGGTGCTGGCCTTCGGTTCGCCGGGCAACGGCCTGCGCTTCGACTGGTCCGAGGTTCCGCTCGACCACGGCAACGACATCGAGATCTGCGCCGGCGCCATCTTCGGCATCAAGAAGACGCGCTTCAACGGCAAGGACTTCGGCACGATCGCCCTGGATACCGCCGCGGCCGATCCGAACCCGCAGTAAGCCTCACACCAAGAGCCCCGGCATGCCGGGGCTCTTGCGTTCAGAACTCACATCCTTCGCAGGAGAAATCCATGTCCACGAAACTCGCAATTGGCCGCAACAGCGGCGCATCGTCGCCGGCCGCCGGCCTGCTGGTGGTCAACGACTACAGCTGGCCGGTCGAAGCCGGTGCGGATGGTGATCTCGTGTTGATCGGCGAGCTGCCGGCCAACCACAAGCTGCACAGCCAGGGCTCGGGCCTGTTCGCCAAGCTGGACGCCGGCGGCAAGTTGGCCGCGCAGAACGTCACCGTCTTCATCCCCGACGCGATCGACGGCGCCTCTACGGCCGGCAATACCGTCATTGCGCCGACCGCGGTGGTTGCCGATACCGCTGCGTTCATCCCGGTGTCCTTGCACCTGATCGCCGAGGCCCTGGGCTCGAAGCCGGTGAACCGCCCGGTGTACGTGAAGCTCAATACCGCCCCGGGTGCTCAGCAGGGCGAGCTGATCCTGCGCCTGGCTGCCTTCCCGGCCTGAGCCCCCAACCGTAGCGGGGCTGCGGCTGCAGCCCCGCCTACCAGGAGCATCCCATGCTGATTGCATGCAAGTTCAAGCGCCCAAAGGCGCCCGTTGAGCTGGACGGCAACGTGTACTTCTTCGTGCCGATCGATCCCGCAAATGCCGATTCGGAGCACGTCGCCGACGTCGAGAACTCCGACCACATCCAGCGGTTGCTGGGCATCCCGGAGGCCTACTACATCGCCCGGGCCCAGAGCCTGCAGACCGCCACCAAGCCGGTACCGCCGGTCGCCCCCGCTGCAGACCAGGATTCGCCGCCGCCGCCGGCTGGCAGCAGCACCGGTGCCGGTACCGACGCCGGCGGATCGGACACCACGACCGGCACCGACGCCGGCAGCAACGAACCGCCGGCCGGCGCCAGCGTGGCCGCCACCCTGCCGCCGGAGATCGTTGAGGCCGCGGCCCAACTGAACGGCCTGAGCTGGCAGAAGCTGAAGGCCGAGTTGGCCAAGGGCGGCATCGCCAAGGTTGTGATCAAGGCTGCCCTCGACCTGGAGCTGGCCAAGCCGGAACCCGACCAGCGCAGCACCACCCTGAAGGTGCTGAGCCAGGCGCTCGAGGAAGCCTGACGTGGAGGCGCGCACCCTCAGCCAGTTGATCGAGGAATGCCGGGAAGAGCTCGACGACGACGTGGCTCCCTACCTGTGGAGTGACGCCGTGCTGACCCGTCACCTCAACGAGGCTGTGGAAGAGGCGTGCATTCGGGCGCGGCTGCTCGTGGAGAGCGGCCGCCCCGATATTTGCCACATCAACCTGGAGCCGGGCCGGGCCGATTACCCGCTTCATCCGACCGTGTACGTGGTCCGGCGCGCGGTGCTGGCCAGCAACCTGTCCGACCCGCTCTGCAGGACCACCAGCGCCGCCCTGGACGGACAGCACCACCACTGGCGCACCGAGGCAGGGCGTCCTGAATACCTGGTGCGCGATCGACAGGCGCGAGAGGTGTCGGTGAGCCCAGTGCCTGCGGAAGTCGATGTCCTGCAGCTCACGCTCTGGCGCGTGCCGGAGGCTGCCGAGGTGATGGAAGACAGCGAGGACGAGCCGGTGATCGATGCCATCCACCACCGGAAGCTGGTGCACTGGGCCTGCTGGCGGGCCCTGAACAAGCGCGATTCGGAGCAGCGCAGCACCGCGGACGCCGACCGACACCTCGCATTGTTCGAGAGCTACTTCGGCGAGCGGCCCACCGCGCGCGCGCTGCAGCAGCTTTCGATCGACCCCGCCACCGGCACCCAACCCATGTGGTTCTGACATGCCCGTTCGCGATGAAGATCTCCGGCCAGCAGGCCCCTGGCCCCTGGGCATCAACAACGTGGCCGGCGAAGGTGCGCTGCCAACCGACGAGGACGGGATCCCGCGCGCGCTGCGCGAGGCGGACAACGTCGACCTGGACGCCGCCGGTCGGCCGCAACGCCGGCGCGGGCATCAGCGTTTCCGGCCTGGCGCGCTGACCCATTCGCTGTGGAGCCATGAGCACCTGCAGTACGGGCTCTTCGTCGATGGCGGTCAGCTTCATGCCCTGCATGAGGACGAACGCGTGGAAACGCTTGGCATCGACGTCGGCCTGGACCCGCTGAGCTATACGCTGATTGGCGATCGCGTCTTCTACAGCAACAGCAGTTCCTGCGGTGTGCTCGACATCGACCTGCAGGTGCATTCCTGGTCGCCTGAGCACCCAGCGGGCCAGCCGGTACTGACACCGTCCGCAGCAAGTGCGCTGGCGCCTGGGCAGTACCAGGTCGCGGTGACGTTCATGGATCGGCTCGGCCGTGAGTCGGGTAGCACGCTGGCCGCGGTGATCGACATTGCCGACGGCGGCGGGTTCGAGCTGAGCGACATTCCGATGCCAGTGGCGCCGGACACAGCTTCGGTCGCGGTGTACGTCTCCGGGCCGAACGACCAGGTGCTGCGGCAGTACGTCATCCTGCCGGCCGGCACTCGCTCGGCGCCGGTGCTGTCTGCCGGCGAGGGCAGGGCACTGACCACTCAGTTCCTTCGCCCGCTGCCGCCGGGCCACATCGTGCGTGGTGCGCACGGCCGGCAGTTCGTAGCCAGTGGCCAGGAGGTGCTGTGGTCGGAGGCGCTGCGATACGGCATGTTCCGGCCCTCGACCAACCGCATGCGCTTCAACGCACCGATCGACCTGATGGAGCCCATCGGCGACGGCCTGCAGGATGGCGCCGGCCTCTACGTCGCTGCCGGCGCGAGGACCTACTGGTACGCAGGCGCCGACCCGAAGGACTTCAGCCAGGCAGTGGCGCGCGGTAGCGGCGCGGTGCCTGGCTCGGCCATGGTCGTCAATGGCGACGTGGTTGGGCTGCAGTCGGCGGCGCCGGTGCTGGTCTGGCTCGCCCGCGACGGCTACTTCTGCATTGGACTGCCGGGCGGCCAGGTGCAGGTGCTGAAGAAGGGCGAGGCAGTCGTCGATGATGCCGATCATGCAGCGCTACTGCTGCGCCAGCAGGACGGACTGAGCCAGCTCGTGGCCGCGCTGCGGGCACCCAAGGGCCAGGCGCTGGCCGTCACCGACCGGGCAGTCGCCCACGTCATCCACCGAGACCCCTGAGCCATGGCTGTGTTGGCCAAGCCAGACGACGTGAAGCGTCGCCTGGAGATCTGCCGTGCGTGTCCGAACGTCGAACGGCTCGGACGCCGCCTTTTCCTGCGCTGCAGCCTCTGCAGCTGTCCCCTGGCAAGCAAGACCCGATTCAAAGGGGCTTCCTGCCCCGCGGGCAAATGGTAACCACCGAAGGAGCAAACCGATGAAAATCATGAAGGCCCTGCAGAACCTGGGCACGGTGGGGCGCGACGCCATTCGCGCAATCCGCCGGCACAAGTACGAGCTGTCCGAGGCGGGCATCTACCTTCCCGCGGCGCGCGCCACCATCGGCGGCACCTTCCGGCATGCGCACGCCCCCGCAGGCGGGGAGTTCGGTCCGTGGCAGGTGGACCCGAACCGCCTGGTCAAGGAGGGCCTGAACTACATCCTCAACACCGCACTCGGGGGCACCAGCCAGCAGACAGCCTTCTACCTGGCGCCATTCGCTGGCAACGTGACGCCGGCCGCGGACTGGAAGGGATCCACCTTCAAGGACGTGGCCACCGAGTTCACGGGGTACACCAACGCCAGCCGTCTGCCCTGGACCACCATACCCTCGACGGCTGAGGCGATCGGCAATAGCGCCGCCCTTGCCGCCGCGACGCTGGTCTATTCGGCAGGCGGGCCGTACAACCTCTACGGCATCGGCCTGCTGACGGGCTCGGCCAAGGGCGCTACGGCGAACATCCTGATCGCCGCCACCCGCTTCGCAACGCCGCGCACCAACCAGCTCGCCGGCGACAAGCTGGCGCTGGAATACGTGCTGTCGGCCAAGGACGAGGGCGACGTCACCTGATGAGCGGGCCGCGGTACAGCGGATGGACACCGATCGTGGTCGTTGGCGATCGGGAGGTTGCGGCCCAGCACGTCCCGGAAGCAAGGAAGCTGCTGGGCTTCGTGCTGGAAGAGGCCAAACGCAATGGCCTCGGGATCGCGAACCTGCGCCGGGAGCTGCAGGACGGCACGGTGCTGCTGGCCGAGAAGATCGGCGAGCTGCCACGCGTCACCATCATTGCCCCGGGGCCACCGCCGGTGGAGGAACCGCCGGAGCCCCGCGGCGGCTTCATCATCTGGCCACGATGGGACGTGCCCACCGGCGATCCCGCGCAGCGCGGGTCGCAGGTGGATCCAACAGGCAGTGACCCCACCGGGTGGCTGGAGTTCGCCGGCAGTCGTGTGATCACCCGTTACTGGCGCCGATGGGACGTGGTCGACCAGATCCAGGGCGCACGCTATGAGAGCTACAACCGGCCGGATCTGTATCCCGATGGGCTGTACTTCTTCGGGAACATCGATTGGAAGGACGGCGAGGACCTGGCGCTGTCGTTCTACGGATTCTGCTCGAGGTACGTGCACGACGTTGCCTTGCTCGACATCGGCGCGCGCTGGGTGCTGCAGCAGGGCCAGGCCCTGTTCGACCGGATCTCCTACCGCGACGAGCTGCAGCAGGATCCCCCGGAATACCTGTCGTGGCGGATCAACTCCGCCTGCGTGCGCAAGACATCGGCCGGAGCCCAGGAGCTGCTGGTGGCGTTCACCAACTTCACCCAAGGCCAGCCCACCACCGCGCAGTCGGCGTTTGTGGCCTTCAGGTTGCATAGGAACGAGGGGACGCCGCAGAAGGGTGACTGGGTCATCGAGCCCGGCAGCCATCGACTGCTGGGAATGACGCCTGGCCAAATCAACCCCGAAGGCAGTACGTCGGGAAACACCTTCACCGATTCGGCCATGCCCTGGTTCTTCAATGGCGATGGCACCCGAGCGATTCGGACCGTCAACAGTGAGCAGACGGCCGCTGTCGCGTTGGTCAACACCATGACCCAAGAGGTGGAGATCTCCGACAGCAGCATCACCCACACCGCGGTCCAGGCTGCCTATCTGCAGGGCAACTACGCGGGGAGTGGCGGCAACTTCGCCTTGGTCGCACCCACGCGTGGCCTGGTCGTGTCCGACTTCGCCGGCATGGAGCGGAAAGACGCCTACCTGGCGCTGCGGCGGAGCGAGGGGCGGTTTGCTGTGGAGGCCAACAACTACCAGGGAATGGTGCGCGTCTCCGTGGTGCTGGAGTTCGAAGGCGGCGAGATCTCACTGATCGATCGAGACTTCGCGGTGGGCAATGACCGCCAGGACTATCACCTGCTGGCGTACATGGATGTGCGCCACAACCTGTTCTCAGGATGGCGGATCCAGGGCTTCAATGGTGCTCACACGATCCAGCCGTTTGCCTACATGGGTGGACGGATGGTGTATGGCCAGTCCGAGCCTGTGGCGTGGGATCCGAGCTCCGGCGCCGGTGCGCCTTTCCCGTGTCTGGATACACGTGCGCCGGGCGCCGTCACCGATGGTCTGGTGTTCGGCAGCTACTGGGTCGGCGCCAGCGGATCCGGGTGGGGCCCACGCACACCGAACCAGACCGGCGTCATCTGGAACAAGCACCCCCGCGAGGGCCTGATTGCATTCAGCGGTTCCTCGCTGCTGGTGCCGCTGATGATGGACCGACAGGGCGTGAGGGACTTCCTCGGCTTCGATTGGGCCGGGGGCTGGAACTACAACAAGGGGCGCTACTGCGTCTCGATACCTGGTGCCTACACCGGTGCACTGAACTACCTGACGGGTCATGACCTGGGGGCGTTGCTCGGCGTTACCGCCGAGGACAGGCGCTTCTACCCGCTGACCGTCCTACCCAAGCCCATCTAGGAGCCTTCATGGCCGTGAACACTTCCACGGGGTTCGAGGCGTCGATCCTTGGCCCGTCGGCATTCGAGGGGATCTTCCGCGCCGGTTGCATCGAGATCCGCACCGGCCCCCAGCCGGACACCGCAGATATGCCCGCCACCGGTGCCTTGCTGGCGCGAATCACCGTTGACGGCGGCATCTGGCAGCCAGGCGTTTCGGCCTATGGCCTGGGCTTCGTGCGCAACGGCCGCTACGTCTACAAGGACGCTGCGCAGCGCTGGGTACTTCGCGGGCTTGCCGCGGGTACCGCGGGCTGGTTCCGCCTGGTCGGGAATGCGCCCGACGCCGGTGCAGTCTCCTTCGAATCTCCCCGCATCGATGGCGCGATCGGTCTGGACGACGACAGCCCGGGCGACTTCCAGATGCGCCTGCCCACCCTGGCCATGGCCACCGACACCAGCATCGAGATCGGTGAATGGTGGTTTGCGATCCCCCCACTCTGACGAAGGAACAGCACCATGACGATCTCCATCCCGCTCGCGCAGGCCCTGCTTGGGCAGGTCAAGAATGCCCTCGACGGCGGCTTCCTTTACGTGTTCGCTGGGCCGGTACCGGCCTCGGCCGACGCTGCCCTGGATATGGTGGGCAGTCACACCCAGCTGGCGAAACTCTCGGTCACCGGCAGCGGCCTGACCTTCTCCGCTCCTGTCGGCAACGTCCTGCCCAAGGCGCCGAGCGAACAGTGGGAAGGCCTGATTGCTTTCGAGGGCGCCAACGCCGGCGCCCCGAGCCTTTCCCCCTCGTTCTACCGCTTCTGCTCAGCGGCAGACGATGGCCGCGGTTCCGCCACCGGCGTTCGTCTGCAGGGCACTGCGGGCGGGCCTGCCTCCAACGCGGCCGTGCTGTTCAGCAGCGACGTGATGACGGCCAACGGCAGCAACAGCACCGGCGTGAGCATCTTCAACGTGGTTGCCGACCAGGCCAGCTGACATGTTGTCCAAGCCGCCAGTCTCCAGGTACGTCCCGCCCCAGCCCGCGAAACCTGCGGTGCCGTACCGGGCTTCCTATACCGTCTGCGGCGCCTCGCCGGCCCAGGGCTACTGGCGGCAGGAGTGCAGCGAAGGCCGGATGCCGGCTCCGAGCAATGGCGCTGTGCAGCTGCCGAAGGGCGCCACCATCCTTGCCTATGAAGAGCAAAACGGCGTCACCTACGTGCGGTACATGCTGTGCAGGAGCCTGTTCGTTCAGACCTCGCCGCCTGGACCAGTCACCTGCACCACGTACCCCGAGCAGAAGGCGGAGCCTGCGGTACCGGCCGTTCCGCCGCGCCGGGAATCCCTCTCGGTGTTCGAGTGGGACGCCGGTGCCGACAGTGTCGACGAGCTCAACGGCGACCTAGCGATGCGACTGACCATGAGCCGCGCCGTGGGCGTGGTGGTCGGGTTCGCCATCCTGGGCGAGGCGGAGCTATTCGACCCTGCCCGGATTCGACACGGCCTGTACTTCCATCAAAGCGAGGGTGGCCGCCCGCAGGCTTGTGTGCTGGAGCGCGGCCGCCGCGTATCCCCGATCCGGTTCTATGCACCCCAAGACCTCTGGGAGGCAAGGCGCATCGGCGGCACCGTCCACTACCTGCACAACGGACAGCGCTTCTACACGTCGCAGCAAGCCAGCCATGGGCTCGTGGTTGTGGGTTGTGCGATCTACGCGACCGGAGATTTCATCGAATGACCATCGAGTTCCTGCCGCTGCAGCATGCGGAGATCGAGGGGCGTGGCCAGGTCACGTTGTCACTGAGGGCCGTGGGGGTGGGCTCAGGGCTCGGCGCAGCCGGCAGTGCCGTGCTGCGCCTGGGCTCGTCTGGACAGGGGCAGATCTACTTCGGCGGCGGGGTAGACCCGGTGGTACCCGCCAACGGTGCCGCCGCATTGAACCTGATCACATCCGGGCAGGGCTACGGCCGAGACATCGGCGGCGGTGCCGCGGCGATCAGCGTGCGCGCTGCAGGCTTCCAGACTGCCGCCGGCCGTGGAGCGGGCGGCGCGCGCCTGGCGCTGTATGGCAGCGGTCGACAGGTCACCACGCCGCTTGCCTATGCAGGCCTGTCTGCCCGACCACGCATGATCTCTGCGTTCGGTGGGCGCTGGTTTGCGTCGCCGCGTTCATCGCTGGCTATCGGCGAGACCCGAAGCAGCCTGCCAACGCACGTGCTGAACGAAGTGCTCTCCATCGACGAGACCCGGCGCAGCGCGCTGCTGGCCAGCTGCAGGACGGCGGACACGCTGAGCCTGGAAGACGCGGCAGCGGTGGTGTTCATGCTGCTGGTCGAAGAAGGGATTGCCTTCAGCCCGGATATTCGCGCTGACTCGATCAGGCTGGAGCGCGTCATCGACCGCCTGCTGATGCTGGGGGTGGCCACGTCTTACGCCGATGCGTTGAACGCCCTGGTCGGCGGCCTGTGGTTCGGCGCCCTGACCGAGGCGCTGCGCACGGAGACGGTCACCGATGGACTGCTGGGCTCGGACCTTGTGGCCAGCCTGCAGCGCGCCGCGGAGCGCGTGGTGGACGGCATGCTGGCTGATGCGGCGGCATTCGAAGCCGGTACCGGCGTGGTGATAGTGGATGAGCAGCTGCTCGTCGGCGCCGCCGGCGGCGCGACGGCCGAGCTGGCCCAGCTGCTGAAGGACGGGCTGGGATTCGTGACCCGCTTGGCGCTGGACACCGGCGAGTACGTGGCATGGGTCATGAACATCGAAAGCCGCGCGCTGAGCCGCTACACCCAGTACCCGTTCAACAGCTTCGCCAAGATCGGCGGTCGCTACTACGCCGCGGCTGCGGACGGGCTGCACCGGCTTGAGGGCGATGACGACGACGGCACCCCGATTGCTGCGCGGCTGCGGCTGGGCCTTTCCGCGCTCGGCACGCGCCGCCTGAAGCGGCTGCCCGAGGCGTTCGTCGGCTACACCGCCACGGGCGCACTGCTGCTGCATGTGATCACGGTCAACGAGCAGAGCGGTCAGAAGGAAGCGGCCATCTACCGGATCCTGGAGCGACCGGCATCGAGCGAGCGAGAAACGCGCTGGAAGCTGGGGAAGGGGATCAAGGCCGTCGACTTCGACTTCGTGATCGAGAACGTGGACGGCGCCGACTTCAAGCTCGCAGCCATCGACTTCAGGCCGATCTATCTTGATCGCCGGACCAGGGGATGACCATGGCAGGACCTTGCTTCTGGCGCGAGCCATTCAACCTTGTTCAGGACTGCGGCGAAGACCCTCAGCCCAGCGACTGGATCCTCACCTTCAATAACGGAATGGTGAACGGCGAAGAGACATCCGAGCTTCCTGGATTCGCCGTAGGCACCGACTTCCTGCTGAAGATCGAGGGCGATGTCGACGATCGCACACTCGAGATGCGCTATCGCATCGACAGCGACCGATATGCCGCCTACTACATGGGCGAGCAGACCAGCTACAACGGCCCCGACGGGGCAGCCGCCGTGGCGACACAAGGTGTAAATCGTTGGGACGTATCGATCTACGTCCTGTGGAGCTGACCGGAGAAGCATGAATGGCAACTACCTGGTGTCCTGACCTGTCGGCGGATGCCGCGATCACGCTGGTCGGAAGCGCGCATGACAAGTTCATGGAGCTCGGCTCGACCACGTACAACATGGCCGTGTCCAACCTTCAGGGCCTCAACAGCGTTCGGCTGGATCCGATCGACTTCAACGTCGACTTCCGCTTTGCCGATCCGCAGGCCACGTTCCAGCGGCCGCGCCGCCCCGACCTGGATGAAGGGGCGCTGGAATTCCGCGCCCCTGATGTGCCGCTGCCCAGCGCGCCCGGCTTCGTAGCTGCTCCGATCTCGATCAGCGAGGCGCCGGAGCTCGATGCTCAGCCACCGACGCTCGCGTTCGGGGCGAAGCCAACCACGCCGAACGTGATCGAGCCGACGCTTCCTGTGGATCCGGCGCTGATTGTGCTGCCGGCGGAGCCGACCTACGTCTTGCCGCAGGTGCCGACGTTCGAGGCGCTGAACCTGCCCGACGTGCCGAACATTGTCTTGCCGGAGTTCGAGGCGGAGAAGCCGATCTTCATCGAGCCGCCGTTCAACGATACCTGGCAGTTCGAGGCTACCCCTTATGTCAGCACGCTGGTGGACACGCTCACCGCCACGCTGAAGCCGATGATCGTCGGTAGCCAGGCCCTGCCAAGGATCATCGAGGACGCGATCTTCCAGCGCGCCCGAAGCCGCATCGAGCTGGACACCCAGCGGAACGTCGACCAGGCGGTGTCGGAGTTCGCCGCACGTGGCTTTGCCGAGCCCCAGGGCATGCTGGCCGGGAGGATCCTGGAGGTCCGGCAAACCGGGCAGGGTGCCGTGGCCGAGGCCTCTCGTGATGCGGCGATCAAGCAGTTCGAAGAATCGCTGGCCAACCAGCGCATGGCCATTGCTCAGGGCGCGGCGCTGGAAGGGACGCTGGCGCAGCTGCACACCGACGAGCAGAAGCTGATGCTGCAGGCGGCGACGTTCCAGCGCGAAACCGTCATCGCCGTGCTGAACGCCAGGATCTCGGTCTTCAACGCTCGCCTGCAGGCCTACCAGACCGACGCCCAGGTGCTGCGCGATCGCATCCAGGCGGAGCTGGCCAAGGTCGAGGTGTTCCGGGCCCAGATCGAAGGGGAGCGGGCACGGGGTGAGATCAATGAGCAGCGGGTGCGCCTCTACGAGTCGCAGCTGCGCGGTGTAACCACCCTGGCCGACTTCTACCGCACCCGCGTCGAGGCGGTGAAGGTGCAGGCGGACATCAACCGCTTCGGCATCGACAAGTACCGCGCGCAGGTCGACGCCTATGAGGCGCGCTGGCGCGCCCACGTCGCCGAGTGGCAGGGCTACACGGCCAGTGTTGAGGGCGAGGGCAAACGGGCGGATCTGTATCGCACGCTGGTCGATGCCAATGCCAAGCGTGTCGATGCCTGGGCGGCCAGCAACAACATGCAATTCGAGGCCGAGCGCCTGCGCATGGCTCAGCACGGGGTTGACCTGGACGTGTGGCGCGCCGGCATCACTCGTTGGGACGCGACGCTGAGCGGCGAGCGCGCTCGCTTGGCTGCTGTCGGCCAGGCGTTCGACGCGAAGGCGCGGATCTACAGCGCCGACGCCGGCGTGGAGCAGGCGGCCTCGGCCGCGGCCGATCGCAGTTTCGAGCTCGGACTGGCGCGGGAACGTGCCGACGTCGACGTACAGCTGCAGCAGGCCCAGATGCGCATCCAGCAAATGCTCGGCCTGCTGGCGCAGTCGGCGGAGATCCAGCGGGCAAAGGCGCAGATCTCCAGCCAGCTCGCCGCCAGCACGATGAGCGCCGTCAACTACGGGGCCAGCGTTTCCAGCGGCCGCAGCAAATCCAACTCCTGCTCGCAGAACTACAGCTTCCAGGGCGAGATCGCGGACGCCTGATCCGCCTCAACTTCACAAGGGGAATCGCATGGCCATCAACGATCGAGACGAACTGAACCCTGCCGGTGCCGCGCCCGGGAAGCCACGCATTGCCGCCCGGCCGAGCCCCGGCACGGCCTTCGGCTCGGCACTGCGCAGCGGTGTCGCCGGCACCGCCACGATGGCGCGGCAGGCCGCCGGCGCAGGCCTGCGCGCGGCCGGTACCGTCGCCGACGCAGTGACGGCACCAGGACGCGAAGCGGCCGGCTTCGTGCGTGATGCAGGCCGCGCAGCGGTCGGCGCGGCGCCGTCGCCACAACAGGGCCAGCCGTTGAGGGCGCCCAGCCAGCTCAATCCGATTGGTGGCGCCGCCAGCGCGCTCAGCCGTATCGCACCGGTGAGGCTCGGCGGTGCCGCGAAGCCGAAACCGACGTTCGGCGGTGTGAGCTCCAGCGTTGACTCGACTGCAGGCCTCGCAGGTTCGCGTCTGGCTGGGCGGCCGTCGATCGGGGCAGACTTCACCGGGGTCAGTTCCAGCGTGAGTTCCACGGCGCCGCTGGCGGGCGCTGCAGGTGCTGCAACGCCTCGGGCGGCCCCCGCCCCCGCAGCAGCTGCGCCGAGCACCTACACGACACAGGACGGCCGCACCGCCACGTTGCCAGCAGGCATTACCCGAACCGTGGATGCCAACGGCAATTCGGTGTTCACCGGGTCTGCCGCAACCATCGCAGCCAGCGGCGGTGCTGCGGCCGCACCGGCCGGCGGCACGCTGGCACCCATGGTGTCCCCCCTTGCGGCTGCACCTGCAGCGCCGACGGTGGTGGCTCCGCGGCCAACGCCCCAGATCGTGCAGCGTGGTCGTCAGGGCGGGATCATTGAGAACCCCGCCGACACCACGGTGGACAAGCTCACCCGAGCTATGGGCAGCGCCAGCCTGAAAGGCAGCCCGAGCGGCCGCGCCGCAGTAGCACAGGCAATCCTGGGCGAGGCCGGCGCGCGCCAGGCCGAGCGCGCATCTGCGCTCCGCACCCAGGATGAGGCCGATCTTGCCGCTGGCCAGGTCAACGCGGTCGCGGCACAGGGCGACGCCAACCGCGCGCTGCAGGCCGGTCAGTTCAACGCACAGATGCAAGACAACGCCGCCAACCGGCAGGCGTCGCTGGAAACCGCCCGCATTGCTCGCCGGCCGGAGATCTCGGTGGCGGCCGACGGCAGCATGGGTGTTGTAGGTGGCGACGGTAGTTGGCGGGCGGTAACAGGCGCCGACGGCAAGAACGTGCGCGCCGCCCAGGCGCCGCGTCAGACCGGGGAGCTCACCGATGCCGACCGCCTGAAGTCCTACACCGATCGATTCAACGCCATTTCCGGGAACGTCACGATGGACGAAGCCGCGAAGACGGCCGCCCTGGCCCAGCTCGATGCGGATCCACTGTATGCGGGGCTGCGCCCGCAAGAAGCCCCGCCCGTGGATGGAGCGCGTAAGGCGCCAGACGGGAACTGGTACGTGCAGAACAACGACGGAAGCTACTCGAAGGTGAATCTCTGATGGCAACGTTTGAAAAGGTCGACGGGAATCCCTTCGGCGCCGGAGCAGCTGCAGCGCCAGCCGCAGCGCCAGCGCCAGCCCCCACAGCCACCGACAAGGTTGCGCGCCGACCGACGCTGTCCCCCGTGCAGGGCGACCCGTTCCAGAAGGTGGCCAAGCGCCCGGAGCGATCCTGGGGTGAGGCGATCAAGGACACCGGGCTCGGCATAGCTTCCGGCGCCGCCAACATCCTCGGTGGCGCCGTGGAGCAGCGGAACTCCATGGAGCCGACCAACATCGTGCGGCAGGGCCTGCGCGCGCTGGACAGGCTGGGGGTCAAAGGCGCATCCGAGACCGCCGCGCTGGTACCAGGCACGCCATCCGAAATCTTCGGCGGGCGCCGGGCTGGTTCGGATAGCGCGGGCTTGTCGAAGGCAACGCAGATGGCCACCGACTACCTCGGCGAGAGCCAGTCTGATGCGCTCAAGCAGGAAAAACAGGACCTGCAGGACACCAAGGGCTTCTTCGCCAGTGCCGGCAAGGTGCTGTCCTCGCCGCGACTGATCGGCAATTTCCTGGCCGAGCAGGTGCCAAACGTTGCCGCGATGGGCGCCGGCACACGCCTTGCGGCTGCGCGGGCGGGCGAACGGGCCTTGGCGGGTGCGTTGGCCAAGGGGCTCGGTACCGAGGCCGCTGAAACGGCAGCCACCGCCGCTGGTCATCGCGCGGCGACTGCCGCTGCCACCGGCATGACGACGATCATGGAGACCGGATCGGCGGGCCAGCAGACCTACCAGCAGGCGATGGCGCAGCCGCAGTCGGTCTGGGATGCCAATCCGGAATACAAGCGCATGGTCGCCGCCGGCGGTGACCCGCAGACGGTCAAGGAAACCATCGCGCGCGGCGCATCGATGGAAGCGCAGGCGATCACCGCACCGATCGCGGCGATCGCCGGCCGCATTGCGGCGCCGTTTGAAGCCGACGTCTTCACCCGGGGCCTGGCGCGCAAGCCAAAAGCGATGCTGGCCGGCGCCGCGCGTGAGACTGTGGAGGAAGGCATCCAGGAGGGCGGCTCGCAGCTGGCCGGCAACCTTGGCCAGCGCCAGGTCGACCCGACCCAGGCAGCGTGGGAAGGTGTCCCTGAAGCGGCTGGTACCGGTGCGGCGATCGGCGGCCTGCTCGGTGGCGGCATGGCCGCCGGCGGCGCGATCGCCAGCCGCGGCGACAACCAGGCCGCAGTGGCAGCTGATGCGGAGCGGGAACGCCTGGCACGCCGGCCGACGCCGACGCCACCTCCGCTGCCGCCGCCGCCGATCCCCCAGATGCTGGCGCTTCCGCCGCCAGAAGTGATGACTGCTGCACCGGACGGCACTATCACGCCTGGCAGGGTCCGCCCGGAGGTCATGGCCGAACCTGAGATGCGCTTTCCGCAGGGCCGCGGCATGTCCGCTCCCTTCGACGGGACTCGCGTCGCCGTGCGGCCGCAGCCGACGGTACCGTTCCCTGATGCAACCCCTGACTCGATCGCCGGCATCGCCAACCTGGTGTCCCAGGCCCGGCGTCCCACTGAGCCTGCGGATACCGCAACAGCTGCAGCAGCGCAGGCAGAACCCGTCGCCCCGCAAGCTCAGGAAGGCCAGGCGCCCCTGGTAACACCGGAAGTTCCGGCCGCCGCGGTGCCTCCGGCGCCTGCGGTCGCGCCGCCGTGGGTCGATGCTCAGACCGGTGAAGCGCTCCGAGAGCCGACCACGACGGACATCAAGCAGCTGCTGCACAGCGGCCTGCAGTACCAGGTTGAGACACATGGCGGAATCAATACGCCGACCCTGCTGCGCTCGATGCGTGACCAGTACGGCCTGCCCAGCGCCCGTGTGCGCCCGCTGCTGGACGAGGTAAAGGGCGAGCGTCGGCGTGGCCTCACTGAGCCGCCAGCCGATGCCGGCAACCTGGCAGCAAGTGAAGCCGCCGGCGCGGCATCGCCGGCGCAGCAGTCGCTGAGGGAGGCTGCACCGGCTGCAGATCTGCAGCTGGATGGTGCCGCGCCAACAAATCGATCCGCCCCGGAGCCACTGGCCAGCGAATTGCAGAGCGTACCTGGTGAAGCGGCGGCGCAGCTGGACACCGGTTCGTCTCGCGCACCGGTCGCCGAGCCGACCGCAGCCGGCGCGACGGAGACGACCAGCGTGGTCGGGACCGCTCCGGAGCAGTCCGTGGCCAAGGCGAGCGCTGGCCTGGCCAGCGTGCCCGCGCAGGCCGAAGTGCCGAAGGTGGCCACCGCGGCTGCTGAGGCGGCGACGAACCCGCAGAACGATCTGCCTACGCCCACGGATGCACAGAAGGAAGCCGGCAACTACAAGAAGGGTCACGTCCGCATCAACGGCCACGACATCAGCATCGAGAACCCTGCCGGCAGCCAGCGGGATCCACGCTGGCCCGCACTGAAGAACCACTACGGCTACTTCAAGGGCACCGTCGGCAAGGACAAGGACCACGTCGACGTCTTCATGACCGACCGCGCTGAGGATCCGGCGCTGCCGGTGTACGTGGTCGACCAAGTCAACAAGGACGGCTCCTTCGATGAGCACAAGGTCATCATGGGAACCGCGTCGGAGCAGGAAGCCCGGGATACCTACCTGGCCAACTACTCGAAGGGCTGGACCGGCCTGGGCGGCATCAAGGAAATGTCGCAGGAGCAGTTCAAGGCGTGGGTGCGCGACCCGAAGAAGACCACCCGCCGTGTCACCAGGACCAAGCCGGCGGAGGCAGCGCCAGCTCCGCAGCCAGCTACGAGCGTCGGTGAAACGGGGCAGATCGTCAGCACCGCGGCCGAAACCGTCGGTGCGACGGCAGAAAGCGGCAGCGCGTTGGCCAAGAACGGGATGGAACCTGCAGCAGCTGCAGCACCGGCTGCGGGTGAGCCCGGCCCGGCCTATACGCCCAAGGTGCGACGCATCGGTGGTTCGCCGCAGTACGACCGCGGCGACATTGGCACTCTCGGCGCCTACTTCACGCCGGGGCGCATCGTGAATGCCTACGGCAACACCCGGGATCGAGTGATTGAGTTTCGGCCGCCGGGGAAGGATCCGCGCTGGCAGGTGAAGGTTCAGCAGGTCGATTCCGCTGGCAACCCGCTACCTGACGAGGATCCGCGCTGGCACAGCACCATCCCGTCGCCGAACGACCTGGAGCAGGTGCTCGGCAAGCCGGTCGCGAAGGCGCGCAAGGCTGCAGCTCCTGCACAAAACAGCACCGCGGCGACCGACGCTGCGCCCGCGCGGCCGCAGAAGCAGGCCGCTGGTCCGGCGGTGATCGAAGACCTGGGTGAGAAGCTGGGCGGCGCGCGCAAGGATCTGGCCAAGCCCACCGGTACGCGACCGCAGCGCCGCGCTGACGCCGACGCTGGCGCCGAGGCGGGCCCGGCATGGTCGAAGAAGTACGTGGCGATGGAAGAAGCCCGCAACCCCGGCAGCTGGCGCCTGTTCAAGGCGAAAAAGGGCACCCTCGGCAATCCGCTTGCCAGCCGGCAGACCTTCGCCAGCCAGGCTGAGGCCGAAGCGGCAATCCCGATGGTCGAGCTGGCCCGCAATCATCGCGCCGTGGAGCGCGAGCCCGGCAACTGGGCGATCGCGCGAGACGTCACCGACCGGAAGCGCGTCTATCTCAAGGACGGCTTCGACAGCCGCGCGGCGGCGCTGCAGTACATGGCAGAGAACGCGCCAGCACTGATCGACACCAAGACCACCGTGGGCGAGGACGCTCTGCCGCGGCCGGACAAGGTCATGCGCATCGGTGAGGCGCGGCGCGAGGGCGATGTCCAGGGCCAGCAGTTCATGGACACCTTCGGCTTCCGAGGCGTTGAGTTCGGCAAGTGGAACAACCAGGACGAGCGCCAGGAGGTGATGAATCACGCATTCGACGCGCTGGTCGACCTGTCCGAGCTGCTGAACCTGCCCCCGCGGGCAATGAGCCTGGACGGCCAGATCGGCCTGGCGTTCGGTGCACGTGGCCACGGCCTCAGCGGTGCCCGCGCGCACTACGAGCGGGACTATGCGGTGATCAACCTGACCAAGCTCAAGGGTGCCGGGTCGCTGGCCCACGAGTGGATGCACGCCCTGGACCACTACCTCGGCCGGCAGGACGGCCGGGGGTCGGAACAGATCACCAACAGTCGCGGCGACAAGGTCATGAAGGCGTCGGGTGTTGACGACTACTTCCCCCTGCAGCGATTCGGGAAGTTCTTCGTCGCAGCGGAGAAGGGCGGCACAAGCACTTTCCTGATGTTCGAATCACAGAACGAGCTGGACCGAGCCGTGAAGGACCTCCAAGCCAAGGAGTGGGCCATCACCGCCCGGGGAATGAAGATGGAGGGCAGGGCGGCCGACGCACCGAGCGGCACCTTCGTCGCCGACGTGATCGACCAACTGCGGACGGCGCACGTGTCCGACGCGGTCCAGGACCAGGTGTACCAGTTGTACCTGCAGACCATGCCGGAGCTGTCGATGCGCAAGCACCAGATCCACCGCAAGTCGGTGCCTGGCTTCGACCCTGATGCCGTGCGTGCCTTCGCCTACAACATGCAGCACGGGTCGCACCAGCTCGCCCGACTGCGATACGCCCACAAGCTGCAGGGGGTGCTGACCGACCTGAAGGACACGCAGAAGACGATTCAGGCATCGCCAAGCGTCGACACACGAAAGATCGTGGCGGGCGACGCCCTCCTGGAAGAGCTGGGCAAGCGGCACGAATGGATCATGAATCCGACCGACTCGGCGCTGACCAACCTGATCTCGTCGTTCGGCTTTACCTACTACCTGGGCGCTACGCCGGCGGCGGCGCTGGTGAACGTGACCCAGACCGCCCTGGTCAGCTACCCCTACCTGGCCGCACGGCACGGCGGGGTCAAGGCCATGAACTACCTGCTGGCCGCCAGCCGTGACGCCGTGCGCACCGTGGGCAACATCCAGAGGACGCTGACCGACCCCGACGAGCTCCGCGCCTACCAAGCGCTGGAAGTCGCCGGCGCGATCGAGAAGACGCAAGCCCACAATCTCGCCGGCATCGCCGAGGGTGGCCTGACGGGCTACAACCCGGCCTGGAGCAAGGCCATGGAGATCATCGGCTGGGGTTTCCACAAGACCGAGGTCATGAATCGCGAGGCGACCGGCATGGCCGCCTACCGCCTGGCGCGCGCCGACGGCAAGTCGTTCGACGAGGCGGTGAAGTTCGCCCGGGACGCCATCTTCGACACCCACTTCGACTACAGCAACGCCAACCGCGCCCGCTTCATGCAGAGCGGCACCGCCAAGGTGCTGCTGATGTTCCGGCAGTACAGCCTGAACATGACCTGGGCGCTCGGGCGGATGGTGTGGCAGGCCACCAAGGGGCAGGACCCGCAGGTGCGGCAAATTGCCCGCCGCAACTTGACCGGCCTGCTGGGCATGAGCGCACTGTTCTCCGGCGCCATGGGCCTGCCGATGATGGGCATGATCATGGGGGCACTCAATGGCATCCAGGCCACCTTCGGGGATGACGACGAGCCGTGGGATGCAGAGACCGAGCTGCGCGCTTTCCTCACCGGCATGCTGGGGCAGGGCGGTGCGGATCTACTGCTGCACGGGCCGGCCGACAAGCTGACTGGCGCCAACATTTCCGGCCGTGTCGGCCTGGACAGCCTGTGGATCCGCGATGCCGATCGGGAGCTCGACGGCCGCGGCATGTTCAACAACCTGCTCGAGCAGGCTGCGGGGCCAATGGGCGGCGTCCTGAAGAACGTGCTGGTCGGCAAGCAGCAGGTCGACGAGGGCCACATCATGCGCGGCGTGGAGACCATGCTGCCCAAGGGGCTCAAGGACATGATCAAGGCCGGCCGTTACGCCACCCAAGGTGTCAATACCCTGCGCGGCGACCCGGTCGTCGAGGACCTGTCGCCCTGGGAGATCCTGCTGCAGGCCAACGGCTTCGCCCCGGAGAAGGTGTCCAGGCAGTACGAGACCACCCGCGCGCTGAAGAACTACGAGCAGCACATCCTCGACCGTCGCAAGTCGCTGGTGAACGCCTTCGCAATGGCCCTACGCAACGGCGATGCCAGCGACCGGGCTTCGGTACTCAGCAAGATCGGCGCCTTCAACAAGGCCAACCCGGAACTTGCGATCACGTCGAGCGGGCTGCAGCAGTCCATCAAGAACCGGGCACGTTATAGCGCCAGGGCCGAGGCCGGGATCATCCTCAACCCGAAGCTGGCCGCGCGCCTGAACAAGGCAGTGACGGAGTAACTGCAGAAAAAGCTGTTCCCCAATCCGGGCCGCCCGAATGAAAGCAATGTGAAGACGCCGGTGATGATGCCGGCGTTACCGAAACAGGGGTCAGTAACCGATGGACAAGAAGGACTCGCAGTTGGTGGCCATTGGAGAAGGAAAGCAGGAGAGCGGCCAGCCCAGGGACAGTGGTGCTGGTTTTCTTTCCCCTGCAACAGGCTTGGAGGTGGGGCCCAAGGCATCGAGGGGGCGGCACTCTCGCCGCCAGATGCTGGAGAAGGGCATGGAAGATGAGCGCCATAAGGCTCAGGTGGTCTCGATGGAGGCCTTCAAGGCAGGCCGGGTGGGGCAGATCCCCTCGGAGTTGCTGGAGATGTACGACCAGCTGACCCGTGACCAGCACGCGCTGGTGCGGACCTCGATGGTGCTCGTGGCGGCGCTGCGGAGGCGACTGGGCCTGCCGGACCTCTAAGGTCCATGGGGCCGCCGCGGCGGCCCCTTCAGAGGTGCTGGATGCTCACGGCGCCGTAAGGCCTGCGTGCTGTAATCCGACCATGTGCTACTCCGCCCAGATCACCGCCGCCTATCAGAAGCTGGTCCGCATGACCGGCGCCACGATCTCCCTGCAGGAGTTCGCTGCTCTCTACGCCCATGATCCGGGGAAGAAGCGGCCAAAGACGCCGAAGGCGATGGATGATGCGTTCCGCGCCGGCGCGAGCCCGGCCGAGCTGGCGGTATGGGCTGAGATCGAGCAGTGGAACCGCGCCGAGACCGCCGTCTTGGAGCAGGAGCTGTTCGCCAACCGGAAGCGCCTGGCGGATGCAGAGCGCGCGCTGCAGGTGAAGGAGACCAAGAAGGCCCGGGAAGACGTGCGGATCGCCGGCAACAAGATCGAACGCGCCCTGGCCAAGCTGGCCGACCTCAAGCGATCCGAACCGAAGGACCGCGACAGCCGGATCTTCCCTGGGGTCTATGCCCCGGTGATCATTTCCGAGGGCGGGAAGCTGGTCATCAAGCCCATGCGATACCAGTGCCGCCTGGCCGGGAAGCCGGCCAACTATGACCAGCGCTTTCCTGGCACGTACAACGCGCGCCGGGACAGTCTGGAGAAATTCTGGGCGCCGGCATTCGGCCACACTCATGGGCTGATGGTCGTGGAGACGTTCTACGAGAACGTGGAAGGTCCGGACGGCAAGAACCAGGTGGTGCAGTTCACCCCGCGCACCGGCGAACCGATGCTGGTGGCCTGCCTGTGGTCGCACTGGACGGACCCCGCGGGGAAAGAGCCGGACCTGTTGTCCTTCGCCGCGATCACCGACGATCCCGAGCCTGAAGTCGCCGCGGCTGGCCATGATCGGACGATCATCAACATCAAGCCTGAGCACGTGGACGCCTGGCTCAATCCGGATCCGGTCGACCTGGCCGCGTTGTACTGGATCTTCGACGACAAGCGGCACCCCTTCTACGAGCACCAGCTCGCTGCATAGGAGGGGAGCGACGGCGGCGTGGCAATAGAGTGCTCACAATCGCAGCCGCTGCGACCGCCATTCGTATCCTGCCGGCCATGCCGCTTCCCGATTCCTTCTACTGGACTACGCGCTCTGCGAGCTGGCCGGGCGATCCGCTGACCGTGATCGCCTGCCAGGGCGTCTGGCTCGTCTCCATGACCCAGCGTGTCGATGACGGGATCTGGGTGGCTCACCTCGATCGCCATCGGCATGGTCCTGGTGGCGGACCATGTCGGAAATGCACCGGCTACGAGCAGGGACGCGCAGGTGCCGAGCTCTGGGTGGCCAGGCACGAGGCGAGGCTGCGGGATGACGTGGCGAAGATCGTCGCGTGGCGCGAAGCGATCCGAGGGAATCGGCTGGCCAAGGACCACCTGAAGCCGCCTTTTTCTGAGGTGGATTCGTAGGGCCCTGCATCGTCCCGTATTGCTCTGCTAGAGTTCCTGAACGAAAGGGAGGCGATATGTCAGGACGCTGGCAGGGAATAGCGTTTGCGATAGCTGCCGTGGTCGTTGCAATCGTGACCGCGTGGGTGGGCTATTGGATGGGGTTCGCTGGGCAATTGCCGAGCGACGCATTGCTGCGCGCAGATCGCCACCTCAGCGGCATACTGAAGGCAGCAGCCCTCTTCACGCCGCTGTTCGTCCTCTACTTGACGTGGAGGAACTGGCTGACGGCTCGACACAAGATCAAGGTTGATTTGTTCGATCGACGTTGGGGTCTCTGGCGCGAAGTGGAGCGCATCTACTCCGAAACGATAGAGGGGCGCGATTTCACCAGGCCGCTTCAGCTCAGTGCCATTCACGCTTCTTGGCAGGCGCAGTACCTCTTCAGTGACGCCGCCGGAGAATACCTGCGCGACAGCTTCTTCGCGGATTTAAATGCTTGGTCGCTGGAAATGAATCGATCGGTTGAACCCGAACAAGAGGCCGACTGGTCGAAACGGGTGGACGAGCTGAATGACAGGCTGGGCACTCATCCGTTCCGGTTTCACGAGTTGGTTGGCCAGCAGATGACGATTCGAGAGTAATGTCCAAAGGGCCGCGGTGAACGGCCAACGCTTCAGGTGGGCTGGCAGAAGATCCTAGGAGGATTGAAGATGCTGGAGGCTTTCTTCCTGGCGACCGCCAAGGCGGCGCCAGCGACCAGTGCCGCGGCGAGTGCCGGCGAGGACTGGAAATGGCTAGTCCCCGTAGCCACGCTGATCTTGGGCTTCGGTCTGAAGTGGTTTCAGGACTACCTCACGGAGAAGGCGCGGAGACGGCACGACAAGGCCTTGCGGCGCGAACAGCGGTTCGACCTGCTGCGCACCCGCCGGATCGACGCTGAGAGAGCGAACCTTTTAGCTCTGCAGCCGCTTGTTGGGAACCTAATGCGTGCGGTCGCGGTCGGCTACCTGGAAGATCTCCGTTGCTACAGGTCGTCCGGACAGAGAAACTGGGGCGACAACAGCATTCCCGACGAAGCGGCGGAGGCAATTCGTAGAGCGAATGCTGATCTCGTACCGCTCCGGGCGAGAGTTCATACACATGAGGTTTCAGTTGCCCTCGACTCGCTCGTGGGCACGTTGGCCACCCTGCCTTTCGTCACATCGGAAAGCGAGGCGACGGAGATCTGGAGGTCCGGGGGTGTGATGAGCAACGAACTGCAGCAGCTGATTGGCCATCACATCCGAGCATTGGAAGACGAGAACCAGCAGCTCGGGGATCCGCCTGAAAGGTGA